CTTGGTTAACTGGACCCCACTGAAAGTCACCGGCAATACCACCAACTGTAGTCGCAACAGAAGGAACAACTGTTGTCAAATCTACTTCGGAGACGAGAACTCCTGGTGATAATTGAAAAGCCATGTTATGTTCTCCTTTTTATAGTCATGGAATTTATAATCTATTTGATTGTATATTTATACTTTTACAAAGTTGAAGGATTGTAACCTTTGTCTTTAACCACAGACCACATATCTTCTCCATCAAAGTATTTTTCTTCTTGTATTCCATTATCAAAAATGCCTACTGGCGTGATACTTTCCTCAATATTTACGTTTAAATCTTCTGATAATCTTTGACGTATATCAGAATTTGATGCTTCTTTAAAAAACTTCTGTGCGGTTAACCAAGCAAAAAGCACTAGGGTCATTACAATATCGTCATTATTACCCTCTTCTGCCTCATAAGAGTCACGAACTCTAACGAATGTGTTCAATTCAGATATAGTATCAAAATCTTCAATCAATAATCTATCGTTCTCAACCAACGCTTTTAAGTTTGCACATCCAATTTTCTTGACTGGTGTAGTTGTTTTTACACCAAAAGATACTGCTTTCTTAAATCCCGCCGATACACTCTGTCCTTTTGATGTGCTTCTCTGTATCTGATATATGTATTCATATTCCAAATCGTAATGGAGAATATCAGCTACTTGTTGTCCAACATTATTTGTTTCAATCAACACATATGCGTCATTGTATTTTCTTGCAATATTGTAAATGATCGTTGGAAATACAATTGGTGGCATTTGATTACTTCTATACTTTGCCACTTGCTTATATGGTATTTCTGTGATATCAATTACAGAGATAGCAGAGTAATCCAGACCAACACCCTCTGAGCAGTCTACAGTTGAAACATAATTATGTCCTGGTTCTGGGAGATGGTAAACATCTAATCCTTCTTCTGTATATATAGAATTTCTAAACGCCAGTGACCTGAGTTTAGAACCAGGAATAAGGGTTGCAGATGAACCGATGAACTCGGTCTCAAATTCTTGCCGAAACTGTTCTTCACTAGTGTTCCGAATAGTTTCTTCTTTCCACTTCTCATCTCGGCCAGGTACCATTGACCAATGGACTTCAAGTGGTTTATAAGTTGATCGACCCTCTTCAGCATCAACCCACATCTTATAGAAGTGATTCAATCCATATGGTGTTGATACGATAATAACCTTTGTAGTCTTACCAGATGAGATAACAGGATATGTTGATGTGAAGAAATCGTTGGCCATATTTTGTGGAACGAAAGCAAACTCATCAAGAAAGATTAGATTATAAGTTCCTCCACGAACACCAGAATTTGATGTGGCAAATGATGCTATTTTTGAACCATTTTCTAACTCGATTCTTCGTTTGTTCCAAAGAACAATACCTTGCTGTAACCATATAGGCAAGTATTCATATGCATACTGGATTCTGCTTAAAATTTCTTGTGCAAGATCACCTTTATTGGCAAGAATAGCCACACTAAAGTTTTCTTGGAATAGAATACACCACAACATGTAACCGGCTGATGTTGTGGTTTTACCCACCTGGCGTGGCATTTTACAGATTGAAAATCGAGTTCTATGAAATTCTTGGACCATATTTTCTTGAAATGGCCACATTTCAAATGGTATTAGACCGCGGTCTACGTTGACGATTTTTACATACGTCCTTATAAAGTAGACCGGGTCATCGATACACTTTGCTATTTCAAGTGCTTGTTCTTCTGTAAAAGAATCTTTAACCCCAACCCGTTTTAATTTTGGATTACCAAGATAACCACCTTCCATCATTTAATAATACTTCTTAGCATCCATGCATGTTTTTGATGTTTACCTAAAATGTCTTGCAGAAAGTTGGATACTGCTGGTTCATTAGCTTGATCTGCTGCAACAATACCTGCACGAAGATGAATGATATATCTTTCGTTGTCATTCTTCAATTCATCAAACATTGCTAGTGCTTGTGGAATATTTGTTGAATCTTGAATATCCGCCAACTCTCTAAATCTTGAAAGTGAACCTGGAGCATATGCATTCAATTTTCTAAGATGTTCTGCAATATCATCTGTTTGTTCCCAGATTGAATTATAAAGTCCATCTAAAAATGAATGGTATTGGGGAAAATCTTTACCCTCAATGTTCCAATGAAAATTGTGTGTCTTTAAATATAGTGCAAAGTTTGTTGCTAAAATTACTTTTAATTGCTGGATTAATTGTTCCATTTATTTGTTACTCCTGATTAATTTCACCAATTCATTTGTAGAACCAACAAATACTGCCTTATCAATATTTGTCGTATTACCTGTAGAATTTGTACCTAATAATTCTTTTTTCTTTTTCTGCAGGTCCAATAAATCTTTATTTAGATCACCCAATGTTTTTATCAGAGTGGCAGCAACTTCATAAGCCCTAGGATGTTCTGTCTCTTTAGCAACAAGCAAGAGTTGATCGATAGCCGTATTGCCTTTAGTTAATAAAGAATTGATATTTTTCCTAGCAACCAAAAAATCATTATCCACTGTTGGATCAGTTTGCTCTGGTTCAACCACAACAATTTCTGTTTTCTCTGTTGTTACAATATCAAATATGTCTGATAGATTATTCTCTAATTGATTCATAGTGTCAATGTTTCTGGCCAATATGTTGCTGTTTCATCATATTCATAAGTTGAATAAGGCTCACTATTTGCTGGACTAACAGCACTATAATAGTTAAATACTTTTTCAGGACCAAATTCTACTCCAGTTATTGTAACTGTAGCATTTGAATAATCACCCTTAAGCACATCACCAACTTGTAATAGATCAGATAACTCTTCAACAACTGCTGTTTCTGTTACTGTGTTTAAATAAATTATTTTACCATCAATGTTTCTATCTTCAACCCGAACTGTTTCTACTATTGAAAATGTTCCATTGCCATTTGCCACATCAACATAAACTTTTTGAGCATCACGTTTCTGTGTTTCAATGTAGATGTTGGTATTAGCTTCTTTAATAATTGTAGCTTCCGAATATTTAGGAAAAATATAACCCTTAACTGTAAAACTTAAATCCCAAAATATCAAGCGAGTATCTGTGATATCACCTTCATATGTAACACTTGGCGATACACTGTTAAGTATAACAGGAACATCATATTTGATATTTGTTCCTGGTATAAATTTGACAGTAACAGTCAAATCTGGTGTAAAGTGTGGTAATATCTGCTCAATTATTTGTGTGCCATCTTCAATGTTTCTACAATAAATCGAAAGAGAAAAATCAAAGTCATATGGAATTGGAACAAACTGAGAATCAACACCACTATTAGAAGTGTTTGATCTAAAGTTTCTGGTTAAAGAAACTGGTTTCCTTAATGAGTCGTATGACATTCCGGTCATATCAAAACTCATTCTAGGTAATGATGTGGTAATAGATTTGGTTAGTGTGGGGTCACTTGTTATACGAGTGATGTATTTTTCTTTTGGACCATATGCTAATGGAACACGCATCTGTTCATATTCAACAGTGCCCTGTTTATTGTAACGTTTGATTACAACATCATTAAATAGTGTGCCAAAAGTTACGACCAACTTACGAATAGTTCTATAAGAGAAATGGTTTTGTCCTAGCATTATGGCTCACCAAAAGGATTGTGTTCTGTAAAATCTATTATTGCATCAGACTCATTTTCAATATTAGTATTATCTGCTTGATCTTCAAATATATTATCATTAACTTGTGTATCTGTATTTGCTAATATTAGACTAAAGTTGGCACTGCTTGTATTTCCTTTAATAACAACATTTGACTGAAATTCACCACGCACTCTGATTACAGTTAATTGTGAAGTTGGTGTCCAAGAGTATACAATAGCTTGAGCATTAGCAGTTGCTAAAGTTGCACCCTGATAAACAATCTCATTTGCCAAATAATTTCCACGACTAGTACCAGTATTTGATGTGACAAGTTGAGTTCTCTTGTAAGAATCAAATATCTGATTATCAATTTCTTGAATACCTGTGCTAATAACTTCTTCTGAGAATACAAACTGTTTAAGTTTCATTGCATAGACATACACATTACCACCACGGCCACGACCTAATGTATAGAACATTGCCTGATTATTTTCATGCTCAACAAATGAAATTTCAAAGAAATTTTGGAGTAGTGGAATATAAATTAAGTCACCCTCAAATGGTCGGATCTGTGGAACAGTTGCTTTAAATCGCTTTCTTGACATAAGCAATGTAACTTCATCTCTAATCTCAAGACCAAATTTAGAAATGAAATCACCCTCGCCTTCCATTCCAGTAACGTCTTCCAGATACATTTCAATACCATATGCATATCGGTATTCTTTGATTGGATCTTCACCATAAATAGTATCAAATGATTCTCTTGTCGAACGTGGTAAATAATATACGTCCATACCATGAATTTGCATAGCTTCAATGACCAAATCTTCAACAAGTAATTGCTCACTTGTTACTTGGTTTAATGGAAAATTATTAAAATAGAAGTTTGTTGACATTATCCAATGAACATCTCATTTGGTAATACATTATATGACTGCATCTCTTCTTCAATCTTATCAATCTCTGCTTGTGCTTCCTGCATGATTCTTGGACCATCCAGCGTTACACCACCCGGCATTTGTATACCAGCAAACTTACTTAAATTGGATCCCCACTGATATTTGATCTTTTCAGTGGCATATTTCTTCAAGAACCTATCATTCCAGATATCAGTGATGCCATCTTTTGTCATTGTTACAGCATTTGCAGTAGAAGCAAATGCTGTATTTACGTTCAATGAAGTGTCATTACTGATTTCAACAACAGTTCTAACCTGAGCGCCAAAATTTAATTCATCGCCAATTAAAATGTCACGGGTAAATGTTGTTCCTGTTCCCGTAACAACGACTGTTGCTGAGGACACATTTGCGGTCCCCTCAACAGTGAAAGTATCCGGCTCAAGCTTTCTATAGCATTCCAAGACAATATATTCACCAAGTAATACATCTCTTGACCAATCGATATCAAGAAATAACTTATTCATGTGGCGATTAAATCTATATTGAGGCATACCAGAAAACAGCATGTTCAATGTCGTAATATGCTGCATGGTAATTTCATAGGATACGTATGATACCGAAGTAAAATCGTATAGATCATGCAGTCTTAACTGATACCGCATGTCAAACATGTTTACCGAAGATGTTGAATTGTCAAATGGCAAAACTTGCGTTACAAATAATACCGAATCTGGACAATAAATCCAGCCACGATCTATATCAACCTGGGTAATTTTGTGCTTCATAAACATTTTATGACAACCGTCAAAGTGATAATCATGGAAAAAAGCTAAAGCATCATCAATTCGATCTTCAATTTGATCATCATCAACGTTAATTTGAATAACCGGATGACCTAATCTACGGAGACAGTAATCTTTAAATTGCGATCTTGTTGTTGGTTTTGCCATATTCTTACCTA